TCCATCTTATGGGTATTACCTTCAGGAAACTTAGATTTTTCTTCTTCAAGTATTTCAACAGCTTTAACAGCCATCCACTTCCAATTTTCAGTGGATTTACCATTAATAAACACCATTCCTTTATCAGATATATTGATGGTGGAGGGCATCCAATTTTTGCCCTCCCCATCAACATATATCAAGTCTTTATATAATTCAGGTAATACTTCAAGTTGTTCCTCCAAAAATTCACTCTCAGATTTCATTAAAGTATTAGTAGTGAAACCACATCCATAACACATATGAACAGTGTATTCTAATCCCATCACATGCTCATAACAAGCATCACTACCACATCGATCACAAATCACTAAATTATCCCTCGACATTTTCTACTTTTTTAAGTTTAGGTAACTCTATTTTCTTTAATTGTGGTAATTTAAGTTGAACTTGTTTTGGGAATTCAGGGATGTATTTAGTTAAATAATCATCTAATTGTTCAACCATTTTCTCAAAACTAAAGTTGGTTTTACTTCTAAAAGCCTGTCTATTAGCTTTTTCTTTATAGCCTTTATAATTGGTAAAGATATCTCTCAATGATACAAAGACAGCTCCATTATCAACTCCAAACCATTGAAATTCTTTCATTAACATATCTTGTACTACTGAGCTATCATCTAAATTATGAAGCTCTCCTGGGATTAGGGTTGTAAATTCTTCTGATAGGAAATCTTTATGTCCTGACCAGTTTGGGGCTATGATTGGTTTTTTAGTTAAGCTGAATTCGAGGAGTGGCCTACCAAATCCTTCACCTTTAGTTAAACTAACCATAGCTTTAACTTTAGAATGATTATATAATTCATTCATTTCTTCATCAGTTAATTCACCATGAATTAAATAAACATTAGGGGTAGACTTAGCATCAACTGATTTACGAATCATGTCAATTCGTTTAAGAATCTCATCTCGATCCATATAAGAAGCTCCCACACAAGTAGTTTTAAGGATAAGAGCTGGGGTGTTTTTCTTATTTTTAAAGGCTTCAAAAAATATTTTAATTAAAAGGCCAACATTTTTTCTATCATGACCTAAATTACCCTGCATCCAATGTCCTACAAACAAGTAAGCAAATTCTTCTTTAATTTGAGATAAATCAAAGTTTGATTTTTTAGCGCCATATTTTCCTGTATCAACTCCTTCTATTAATACTTCAATAGGTTTTTGTAATCCATATTGCCCTACTACTTGGTTAGTATTTCTATCACGTTGTTCAAACTTAATTTGTTTAAATACTTCAGCACTGTGAGTGGAAGAAGTTAAAACTAAATCCATTCTATTACATCCCTCCACCCAAGATGGGTGACAACCTGTTGTTTCAATACCTGCCGTCAATCCAATATTATATTTCCCAACTGGTTGAAACTCATTAGGTACTGTGATTTGACACCAAATTTCAGGTTGTTTTGGTAATTGATTGCCCATGGGCAACAAATGGGGTTTTAAAAATTGCCATTCAGGATGATCTTCAATAAATCCCCAAGGTGTGTTACCCCATCTTTGGGGTAATACTTTAACATCATATTTATCTAATTTGATAAGTGCTTTTACAAAATCACGAGCTCTAGCTCCATAACCGCTGTACGTGTCAATCGGACAGCTAACTATAAACATTGGTTTCATTAATATACTAAATTATGAGGTGCAACTTTTTTCTTAATAGGATCACATTTAATTATATGATAATTTTTTCTAGGTGTCCAGTTAGCAAACAATTCTTCTATGTTCTCAATAACACGTTCTGCTTGTTGGACTGAAGTGAATCCAGCTTCATCTCCTATAGCCCATTCTCTACCTAACAATCCTCTAGCCTTTCTTTCATCAGGGTTTAAACTATAGATTTCAAAAATCTTTTCAGCAGCATCACTTGGTTCACATCTATCATCAAAGATATAAGGTGTTGGAACTGAACCTACTATTGAAATGCTAGTTGGGAATACTGGGAATGCCCATGGGCCACACTTTTTGTATCTACCTCTATGGTTTGAAGGGAACTGATCATCAAAATCAATCCATAATCCTTTCTCATCCTCAAATCTCATCTGGTCTTGCATTCCACCAGTAACATTAGCTATAATTGGGTTTCCAACTAATAAAGCCTCAGTTAAACTCAAACCCCACCCTTCATTTGAAGTTAATAGTATTTGACAATCAGTACTATTATACAACAAATTCATACCATAAGGATCAAGTCTTTGTTCGGAGAATATAATATTATACCTCTCATCATCACCACACAACATATCAATAACAGCAGGTAAATCAGTTCCATTCTCATCAACACGTTGAGTATGTAAAACCAAAGCACACTTTTTAGCTTGTTCTAAGGGCAACTTATCAACAAACATCTTATAGGCCCAAATAGTGTCAGGTACTTGTTTACGTCTAATGTTTCTAGAATTAAACAAAACTGCAAACTCTATTTCCTTATCCTTATATAAGTTCTTCTTAAACTCAACTAACTGTTCATTTTCCTTATCTAAAGGTCTAAAAATTTCATGATTCAAACCATGAGGAACATATTTAATTAGTTTACCCTTAGCCCTATCCCCCAGTACTAACTTGTTAATATTTACAGTTTGTTTTGAAATACCCATCAACAAATCACACGATTCATAGAAAGCATCATTATACATTGGTGCTGGGTAATCATCCCAAATGTTCAAGTAAATAATAGGAATTTTTTTCCTAATTTCGTTTTCAATTTGGAACAACCATACCCAATATCTGGGATCTGTAATAATGAATATAGCGTCTGGTTTTTCTATATCCATTAATTGTCTAACTAAATCTGGGGAGCCATAACCATTACTTGGGTATAAAACAACTGAAGCATCATCAACACCTGCTAATTCACCTGTGTTTTGGCTTAAGTCAAATCTTTTACCTGCATCTGGGTGGTTAATAGCTGCTCCAACATTTACCCAATTAAGGTGATGAGCTGTATGGATTACAATTTCTTTAGCTACAGTTCCTATACCGGAATGTGTCCTAATGTCATCACACATTAGAAGAATTTTTTTACGTTTTTCTCTTGGAATATAACCTGGTTTCATATTTCTAAATTATTATGATTGTGAACTTTTTTTCTAAAATCTTCATCCGTAAGATATAAATGAATACATCGATCGGCAAGCTTTTGTAATGAGAATTTATGTCTCACACAAGCAACTTTAAACTCTTCAAAGAGTTCTGGTTGTATCTTAACACTTGTTAAAACTTTATCTGACATGACTTATTAATTTTTAGTATTTATGTATATAAATATATTAGGAGGTGTTAAGAGTGTAGCTTGTTGCAAAGCTCTTTTTTATCATTAAATGGGCAATATTGACAATTCTTAGATACTATTTTAGTATGTTCCTTAACTAAAGGTTTACCATTAGAATCAAAACAATCATCAATAAAATCCTCAATTATCTTTTTAGCTTTATTTAATTTATTACGGCCTGCTGCCGGTCTATATTGTTGTATACGACCTATATTATAGTCGGTATTTTCCCATATTTTACGGCGTAAGATAAAGAACTCTACTTCAATACTATCAAGAGGAACATTGTACAACTCACTAATAAATTTTTTATAAAAAACAAGTTGCATTTGTTTAATTTCATCTTTTTTCTCTTTATCACCCCATCCTTTAGTTGAGGTTTTTAGATCATAAACATAAAATTTATTGTTCTTCTCATCATATAAAACTAAGTCAATGTAACCTTTATATATTACATTTTTACCTAAATTTATAATAATAGGTAATTCTATACCTGCTAAATGCCACCCTTTCTTTTTAAAGTATAGGTTTCGTTTTTTCTTTAAGAAATCAAGTATTGCTACTCCATCCTCAAAAAATTCTCTTAGTTGTTCAGGTGAAGAATAATGAGTGTCAGAATTTTTCTTAAATCCTTCTTGATATAAATTTATAAACTTACTTTGAAAAAGTTCCTCTAAGTTCATAGAGTCAGCTTGAGTCGCAGATCCTTCATACATAACAGTAAGCCATTCTTGAATAGTTTCATGCATAGCTGTACCAAATGTAAAGTGGATAGAAGGAGATTCATCATAATGCCCATCTCTATATTGGAGTGCCCATTTATGAGGACAACTATGAAACATAGAGATCTGGGAATAGGAGATTACCTTATGGTAAGCATAATTTACCTCAGGTAATTGTTTTGTTTTTATCTCACTTAGTATTTGTGGCTTTGTCTTTTTCGCCATATAGTTTTTCTATTTTTTCTAAATAGATGATAGCATCCATTAGTTCTTGTTTCATGTGAGTAATCCATTCTTGAAATGATAAATCATTTCGGTCCATGTTTACACCATATTTAGTTTCACCTGCTTCTGCTCGGGTTGTAAATTGATTTATTATTGATTTTACTATACTATCCATTATTTAAACATTTTAACTATTTCTTTATCTTGATAACCTGCTTTGTAAAGTATATCTTCCAAATCAGAATTATCTAATACTATTACAGTGTTAGCAGCTTCACGGGTAGAACACTCATAAATTTTAGCTATAGCTTCTACAAGATCGGTAGTGGGTTGTTTCATACTTGATTTAACATATTTAAGCCAAACATTTTGTTTGGGGAGTAAACCACAATATACTTTATAATATTTTTCCTTATCAGTATAAGGAATAGTTTGAACATAATTAACTAATTCAATAAAAGGTTGATGCATTGATAGGAAACGATTAACCATATACGGGTTAAAGGATTCCCTCTCTTTATCAGAGAAGGAATCCCAATCACGTTTACTACCTGTTAATTCCTTTAACCAATCAAATAGTGTCATACTCGTCTCTCAAATCAGGAGGTAGTGTATCCTTTAAAATTTTTCCAGTGGCTCCATCATAGAAAACTGGGATTGGGAGGATTCCATCTTCAGAGCTGTTGGTAATAAAACGTGATACTCGTCTTAGAATGACTCCCTGTTGCCAGACATCACTTCCAGATTCAGTTGTTACAGCTGTAGTTTTTTTAAGATCAATTTGAGGTTGCATCCTCATTTCGGTTTCCGATTTCTTCATATTCTATGTCTTTAATTTCGTTGCAAAAGTAATATATATCTTCTTTTTTCAATACTGTATCACAGTACCAATATTCTTTTAGGATGTTAGGTTCTAATTTTTCAAACTCTCTTATCGTACGATATAAAAGAAATTTTCGATCTCCAAACTCTATTATCTCTTTCATAAAACTTTTTTACCTGTGAGGGTTAATAATTTAGCTATACAAGCCATAACATTTATTTCTTTATCAATTCTAAAATTAGCATGATAAAGATATTCTTCAATAATAATTATAGCTTCAGCATCTCGTGTGGTGTACTCATCTATTCTCTCATAAAGTGCCTTATATAGAGCTTCAAAATCATCTATATTAGAATCAGCAATTATTTGCCTAATTTGTTTAAAAGACTTATTATTAGGTAATAGCTCAATAATTTGATCAATGTAATTACTTGATACTAAAGTTTGAGAATCAACAACTAACTCACCTTTTTTAGATGACATTTGACAGATGTTTAACATCTTTCGAACATCAGGGTACTGTTTTTTAACAATGTTAACAACACTATCGGTATCATAGTTAACATTCTCTTGACCCAAGACTTTACAAAGGTGTCTAGCTACATCTGCTTTACTAGGGGGTATAATTTTAAGTGTTTGACAACGAGATTGAAGTGGATCAATAATACGCTCTATGTAATTACAGGTGAGAATAAACCTAGTACTTTTAGAAAATGTTTCAATAACATTTCGAAGTGAGGCTTGAGCTTGAATAGTCAAAAAATCAGCCTCATCTAAAATAACTACTTTGAGTGGTTTAAAAGACATTGTACTGGCAAACCCTGATACTTTGTCTCTGATGGTTTCAATTCCTCTTTCATCTGAGGCGTTGATGTAAATAAAATCACAATTGATATTCTTAACTAAGAGTTTAGCTAAGGTTGTCTTACCTGTACCAGCGGGTCCATAGAAAATTAAGTTCTGTATGTCATTCTGTTCAATATACTTGGAAATAGTTTCTTTTAGATTTTCATTTCCAACATAATTTTCTAAAATATCAGGGCGATATTTTTCAACCCAAAGTGTATTATTGATAGCCATCTCCGTAAAAGTCAAATGTTTTAATTGGTTCAGGTTTAATTTCTATTTCTACTCTATCCACAGAATATAAAGCACCACCAATAGGATCAAGATAAAATGCTTTATTAAATTTAGTTTGTTGAAAATATTTTTCTAATGTTTCTGTTAAAGAAGAAATTATAATATTAGGCTCATTAGTGAGAGCCCACCTGTCACCAGGTGGGACTCTCTTAGCAATGAGTTGTTTTTGTTCAATGGTTTCAAACTCAGACATTACCTAAATTTAAAACATTCCAGGCATTCCTCCAAGTGACTCTTCACTCTTTTCTTTTGGTTTCTCAACCATAGTACATTCAGTTAATAAAATAGTACCAGCGATAGAAACAGCATTTTCAAGAGCACATCTTGTAACCTTAGTGGGGTCAATAATACCAGCTTCAAAGAAGTCAATAAATTCAGAAGCTTTAATATTATAACCTACATTTTTATCTTCCTGATCTAAAATAGAATATTTGATAGAATGTACTTCATCCTCCAATCCAGCATTAACAAGAATTTGTTCAAATGGTTTCTGAAGAACTGATTGCATAATTTTACAACCTAATTCTTCATCATAATTCTTAGTTTCACAAACTGTATTATATGCTGAGTGGAGTAGTGCTAATCCACCTCCAGGAACAATACCTTCTTCAATGGCGGCTTTAGTAGCTTGAAGAGCATCATCAACACGATCTTTCTTCTCTTTCATTTCAGTTTCAGTGTTTCCACCTACATGGATAACAGCTACACCACCAACCAATTTAGCTAAACGTTCTTGAAGTTTTTCAGTTTCAAATGGGGAGGTTGAGTTTTCAATTTGGTTTTGAAGTGAGGTACATAATTCTCTAATTGTATCAGCTTCTCCAGCTCCATCTACAATAGTTGTAATTTCTTTAGTAACAGTAACTGTACGACACTCACCCAACCAATTCAAATCAAACTTTTCTAATTTCATACCTTTGTCCTTATCAACTACTTGACCACCAGTTAATGTAGCCATATCATTCATAAGCAAGGTACGACGATCACCAAAGTCAGGAGCTTTAACAGCACATACATTTAAAATACCTCTCATTTTGTTAACAATAAGAGTAGCGAGTGCTTCACCATCAATATCTTCAGCTACAATTAAAAGTGGTTTGCTTTGTGAAGACATATTTTCCAATAATGGAAGCAAATCTTTAATTTGAGTTAACCTACCATTGTAAAATAAGATAGATGGATTTCTGAGTGTGCAACTCATATCATCATTATTAGTCACAAAATAAGGTGATTTGTAACCACGATCAAATTGAAGACCTTCTACTGTTTCAAGATAAGTTTCACCTGTACGAGATTCTTCAATTGTAACAATACCTTCTCTACCTACTTTATTGATGGCAGTAGCAATCAATTCTCCTACTTCTTCATCATTATTTGCTGAAATAGTGGCTACTTGGCGAAGTTGGTCTTCACTAGAAATGTCTTGAGACATTTTACGAAGTGTTTCAACGTGTGCTTTAGTACACTTATCAAGACCTCGTTTAATATCTACAATATTATGTCCTTTATCACTATAACGAGAAGCAGCATCTACAATTTCACGAGCCAACAAAGTAGAAGTAGTTGTACCATCTCCAGCTTGCTCAGCTGTTTTAATAGCTGCTTGTTTAAGCATTTGAGCTCCCATATTTTGAATTGGGTCTTCAAGTTCAACAGCTTTAGCTACAGTAACACCATCTTTAGTGCTTTGAGGAACACCATGTTCATTTTGAATAACAACATTTCGACCATTAGG